CGAATCATAAATAAGGAGAAAGAACGATGACCGAAAAAGATACGGCCTACAAGCCGGAACCGACACCGCTCCCGGCGCCCGGCCCTGAGCATACCGCTGAAGGGCTGGCCGAAAAGCTCTACGAAGCCTGGGCGTCGTACTGGAAGACCGAGGCCAAGCGCCCCGCCTGGAAGGAAACCGACCTGTCCGCCAAGCTCCGGTGGCGCGCGGTGGCCAATCTTGCCATCGGACGTGGCCCCTTCGACGACCCGGATGAACATCGCCGCATGGCCGAAGACGATCGCGCCGCCTTCCAGCACGTCCGCGATATGGCCTTCGCCGACACCAATCCCAAGCCGAAGACCAAGGATGACAAGGACAAGGACAAGGACGACAAGGACGCCAAGCATCCCAAGGAGCCGCCGGTCGGTCCGCCGTTCCCGCACAAATAACCGATGAAGCAGACACGCTCCCCGTCCGTCGACCTCAACGAATTAGTATCGCTGTGCGCCACCGACGGGGAGCTTTTCTGCCGCACCTTCTTCCCCTCCGCCTTCCGCCAGTCGAGCCCGGAATTCCACCGCGAGATCTGGAAGGACTGGACCAACCCCGACGTCTCTCTGAGCGCCATCGCCGTCTTCCGCGGCGGCGCCAAGACCACCCTCCTCCGTGCCTACGTGGCGTGGAGTGTAGCGTATAGGGCATCCAGAACCATCGCCTACCTCGGAGCATCTTCCGATAAAGCACATGAGTCCGGCGACTGGCTGCGCCGGCTGATCGAAGGGAACTCCGAGGACGGGCTCTCCTTCGCGCAGGTGTTCGGCTTGCGCCCCGGCAACATCTGGAACAGTGACAGGTTGGACGTGCTCTGCCGCCTCTCGCCCGAGAAGCCGGAAACGACGATATCGCTGGTCTGTCTCGGTATTACCTCCTCGGTACGCGGCCTCAATATCAATTCCTTCCGCCCCGACTTGGTCTGCCTCGATGACGTGCAGACCGAGGAGAACGTGGGCAACGAGACCCAGCGCTCGAAGTTGAACGAACTCGTCTACGCCTCGATCTTCAACACGATGGCGCCGCGTTCGGAAGCGCCCAATTCGAAGATGGTCCTGCTGCAAACGCCGATGCGCCCGCAGGATCTCATCGCCAAAGCCGAGCACAATCCCGATTACTGCTTCCGTAAGTACGGTGTGCGCGACGAGGCGGGGCGTAGCCGGTGGGAAGAGCGGTTCCCCACCAAGGAGATTGACCGGGAAGAAGACGCGGCTCGCCGGGAGAATACCTGGGCTTACTTCGCGCGCGAGAAATTATGCTGGTTAGTACCGGACGAAGGGCAATTCTTCCGCCCCTCCGACCTCCGTTACTATGAAACACCTCCCGCCAATATGGTCACCGCTTATGCTATTGATCCTGTTCCTCCTCCAACTGCCGCACAGGTGGCGGGAGGCATGTCGAACAAGGACTTCGAGGCGCACGTCGTTGTCGGAATGACCGCCAACCGCGACGTTTACATCCTGGAGATGTCCACCTCGCGCAACCACCATCCGGACTGGTCCGCCAATAAGTTCTTCGAACTGGCCGGGAAGTGGAAACCGATCCGCTGCCGCGTCGAAGGCATCGCCTACCAAGCCACTTTGAAGTGGTACCTCGACGAGCAGATGAAGAAGCGCGGCCGCTTCCACGTCGTCGAGATCTACAAGGACCAGCGCGCCAAGCCCATCCGCATCCGCCAATCGCTCGCCGGCCTCGCCTCGAATGGGAAACTCTACGTCCAAAGATCGATGATCGACTGGCTCGCGCAGTGGGAAACCTACCCCGGCTGCGACCACGACGATCTGATGGACGCTACGGCGATGGCAGTATCACTCGTGCTTGAACTCGGCGACGGCATGGGCGACTTCACAGATATGACGATCAACAGTCCTGCAGAACTGGAGGCTGGCTGGCGATTATGTCCTTAGGGAACGATATGCGCCCATCTTTTCCTGGTTACGATTCGGCTCATTTGGCCAGAACTAATTCCGAACCTTGCGCAGAGGGCAGACTGGCTAGCAGCCCCGCTTGCGCAGAGCGCCCGAATCTCGACGATATCGGACGCCGTCAACTTGGACACGCCGTTCCTTTCTCCGCGCGGCACACGCTCGGGATGCATTCGCCAGTAGCCCGTATCCCCAATTTGCATGCGCCCTTTGGCTTGGGCGTCATGAATGTTGTCGGCAGGGGTTCCCGTGAAGAGGTGGGCGGGATTCTGACATGGCGGAAAATCGCAGAGATGCAGCACATCGAGCGGCGCGGCATCCTGACCGTGGCCGAGCCAGTACGCGATTCGATGGGCAGGAAACATTTGATTCTGCGCGGCTGGGCCAAAGCTAAACTGTCCATATCCTCCGCGCTTGCTGGCCTTCCAAGGCCAACATTCATCACTGCGTCCTCGATCCACCTTTTTCCAATATCGGGCGATGTCCTTCGCAGAAAACTTGGGCAGTGGGATAGGCTGTCTGGTAGCCATCTGTGGTCTCCTTTCAAGATCACGCTGGTCAGGACCGCGCAGCGCAACGAACGCTGTAGCGGTCCGTTTAATTATGCCACTGAAGGAGGTGCCAATTGGACCAACTCATACAGTTGATTATCTGGATTGTGCTGTTTTCTGTGGTTGCCTATGGGCTTTGGTGGGTGTGTGTGAAATTTGCCGTCCCGCAACCGATTGTTTGGATTGTCGGAGCGATCCTCCTCATCATCCTGCTCCTGTTCATCAGCCATCAACTGGGGGTCGGCGGCGGCGGGAGAATCTTCCCTGCGCGGTAACTATGCAAAAAACGAGCCAGCCTCCACGAATCTCGGCTACGATGGAATCTCTCTATGGGACTGCGTGGACCGCTTCGCTTCGAGACCCTGGCCGGATTAGAACCCGCCTGGAAGAGGGCATGGACGGTGCCGGAAATCCTGATTGCCCTCGTCGTACTCTTCGGCATCGCCTACTTGATTTACGAATTGAAACAGTGAGTGAAGCCACGTTCTACCTCCTGCTCATCGCCGCCTTCGTCGGCTGCCTTCTGGCTCTGAGGTACCTCACCAAATGACGAACCTCGACGCGCTCCTGCTGGCCATCATGGCCCTCACTAGCATGGCGTTTTACCTGGGGGAACTGGGATGAACCTACTTCATATGGCCCCAGCGCGTTCCTCGGATGATGTCGCCACAGTGGCCCTTCGTGATTCCGAACATTACGGCGATCTCGCGTTGCAGCAACGGTCCGTCGGCGTAGAGCCGCTTGATTTCGATGATGTCGGCTGTCGTCAGTTTGGCCATGTTATTTTGTTCCCCGCGCTTCCGAAGCTCCGGGTGCCGTCGAAGGTAGTGGTTATCCCCCTGATGCATGCGCCCCTTCAAGGAGCAATCGACGAGGTTGTCCTTGCAGGTACCAGCGAACAGATGGAGCGGATTCATGCAGCGCCGGACGTCGCAGTGATGCAGCACATGCAAAGGGGACGGATCGTAGCCGTGCCCGAGAAAGAAGGCGAGTCGGTGCGGAGAGACTTTACGTTTCCTCCCAACACCGAACTGCCCGTAGCCTTGAGGGCTAGTGCTGGCCATCCACAACCAGCACTCCGAATCGGAGCGCCGGTCTATTTTGGACCAGAATCTACTGATGTCTTTAGGGGAAAACGGGGGAAGCGGGATAGAATCTTTCAAGCCCATGTGGTCTCACTCCAGATCGCATTGGTTAGGGCCGTCGCAGCGTTCGCGCGCTGCTTCGGCTCGCTCAATTATGGCACGAGGTCTTTATAATGCGGGGCAAATTCTCGATTCCTTTTGACTCGGACGTACATGAGGAAGTTCTCGGGAAAATTGCGCACATGTTCCAGAGTTCCAAGGACAGGATGAGCAGCCGCCACGATAAATGGAAGACAGCTGAATCACTGTTTCGCGCCTATCTGCCCGAAACCGAAGCCTCTGCCAAGAAGGCGCGCGCCCGCGAACAAGGCTCGGCCTCGCAGTTCTCGGAAGTCATTTTGCCTTACAGCTACGCGCTCGCCCTCACCAGTCACACTTACGCGACTTCCGTTTTCCTGGGGCGCGATCCGGTCTGGCAATATCGCGGCCGGCATGGAGAATCAGAGCAGTCCACGCAGTGTTTAGAGGCGCTCGTCGCCTACAACCAGGACATCGGCGACATGGCATCGAACGAGTTCATCTGGCTCCTCGATGCGATCAAATACGGCTGCGGTGTAGTGGGCAGCGATTATGCCAAGAGATACGAAATCTTCAGTGAGTACGTCCCGATGGCGCCTACGCTGGGGGGAATCGACCTTGGTGCGGATCCGAAATGGGAACTGGTGGAAGAGCGCGTCGAAGGTTACTGCGGCAACGTGCTCACCAACATCCGCCCCTACGATTGGTATCCCGATCCCGGCGTCCCGCTCGTCAACTTCCAGGATGGGGAGTTCTGCGGCCACACGATGATGATGGGTCTCGAGCGCCTCCGCTCGATGCGTAATGAGTGGGATCTGTTCAACCTCGAAGAACTCGAGGGCGGCATGGGCAACGGCGGCAGCAGTATGGCTCCGTCGACTTCCGGCTCGCGCGATAACATGCTCGCCGCCGACAAGGTCTGGGATCCCAAGGATCTCCGGTCTGGCAAGGTCGGCATCTTTCGGGTGGTGGTCAACGTGGTGCCGGAGGCGTGGAAGCTTCCGGGCAAGTACTACCAGAAATGGGAATTCTTAGTAGCGAATAACTCGGTCATCATCAAGGCTTCGCCGCTGGGGCTGCGCCACTGTAAGTTCCCCTATGACGCGATTGCGTGGGAGACCGATGGCTACGACTCGTCAACGCGCGGCATGATGGAGATCACCAAGCCGCTGAACGACGTAATTAACTGGTTGTATAACACCCACATGTTCTCGGTGCGGCGTTCGCTGAACGGGAATCTCATCATCGATCCGGACAGGATCAATGTGAAAGACTTGATCGACGGCGGACCCGGACGGATCGTCCGCATGCGCCCCGGCACAGGCTATGGCACTGACGTGCGCTCCGCCGTCGCTGAACTGATGAACGTCGACCCGACCCGCGGGCATCTCTCGGACACGCAGTTCACCGAAGGGCTGATGCAGCAGATCACCGGGAGTAACGACTCCCTCATGGGTTCGCTCGGGCGTGGGCGAAAAACGGCGACCGAGGTACGGACCGCTGCCGCGCAGGGGGCGAACCGCATGAAGACATTCTGCGACTTCGCCTCC